ACGTAGTTCTTTAGCGTGGTGGAAAGAATCTCGTCAAAGTTGCTGTTACCAGCCGCCATGATTCTTTACCCCCTTAGAGGATTAGGTGCTATGTTCTCGTTTGGCGAGGGCAAACGCCTCACGGAGAGAACCGGCTTTCTCAGAAGAAACATTCGACTGCACAGCGCCCGACTGAGTGGACTTGCCACCAGCCACCGGAACCCCGGTGCGCTTCTCGTCAATGATTGCCTGCTCGTGCTGAAGTTTCTCAGCCGTTGCAGACATTTCACCAAAGTTCATGTGCGCGTATGCCGCTTCCAAGTTCGGGATCCGATTCGTCAACGCATGTTGAAACAGCGCCTTCTCATCGAAGTCTCCGTACCGATCCTTCAAGCCGTGGACTTCCTTGTCCAACGCCTGTTGTCTATGCGTGCGCGCCTGCGCTGCGACCTGAGCCTCCAAACTCTGGAGCCGCTGACTGGTCGGATCCGGCTCCTCTTGCCACTCGTCGTAAGACGACTGTGGCTGAGGTTGCTGGTTATCCACACCGAAAGCCTGCCCCAAAGCCGTCAATGTCCCCGTTGGATCTGACTCCAACGCTGACACAATGGCTTCGGCCTGTTGTAGACGTTCACGTTCAGATGCCAACTCCTGCGTCTTACGGGTGTAATCCGCCTGTCGCTGGTATCCATCACGAAGTTCGCTCAGACTGACCTGCTGCTCCACGCCGTCTACCTTGACGACATGATCCGCAGGTTCCCTTGCTGCTTCTGAGGAAACAACCGGGTTGTCCGCCGTAGCGGATTCTGGTGATTCCATGTTTTCTGGCACTTGGCCTCCTCGGGAGTCCGCTTCGGGTTGCTCCTAATATGAATAGTGGGGGTGTCCCACATCTCTGGTGCTGCACGGTGCAGCACCGCCTAGAGCGACGGCAGTTCCATACCCATCTGGTTCTGGAGTTGCAGTAACAACTCTGGCGGTATCCCCCCGGTTGGGGCGAAAGCGCCCTCCGGGGGAAGTTCGGCACCGCCCCCGACGGGGGGAGGAACCGTCGGAGGCGGGGGCGCCTCTGGGGCGCCCGCCGCGGCGGACCCCGTTGCGGACGGGGGTAGCGGCGGCTGCTGACTGATAAACCGTTCCGGGTTCGTGATTCCGAACCCGTCTTCAAGAATATGAATCGCTAGAGCCTGCGGGTCAATCACCCCGGCACCCACCAAAGGCGCCACCGCATTCATCAACGAAATCGCCTGCTGCTTACGAATGGTGTCGTTCATCGGCTGCGTCGAACCAGCCACCACCGTGAAGTCGTACTCCCCGGTGATGTCTTCCCGGGTGTAGGGCACCCACAAGTCCCCACCGCCCCGCTTCGTAACACGAGCCATCTGGTCACCAGTCATGTACTGCTGCATCAACTGGAGGACGCGGCGACCAATCTGGGCGATGCTCAGTTCAATGATTGCCAACTTGTCCGCAGCACGCGCATTCTGGGCGTCAGCGATGATCGAAGCCTCCGTCGCCGTGCGACGGATCTCAGGCATTGCCCCCCGCGCATACTCCGATACGCCTGACACCTGCATGATGTCTGCTTCGATGGTGTCGCTGTACTGGTAGATCTCAGGTGAAACCTGAACCTGCGGCATCGGAATGATGACCTCAGACAACGGCTTGTTCTCGTCCACGACAGGAACCATCCGCGAGTCCTCGTCGGACTCCAATGCTTCACGACCCTCTGGCCCGAACGACCGTTCGTGGTAGAGGTACTTCCGGGCGTAACGCTTCCGGTCGTTCATCAACTGGGTTCGGGTCTTGTCCAACTCCAACTGCAACGATTCGATGGGTTCCAACTCGCCCAGCGGATAGAAATGGTCAGGAACGTCATAGTTCCGGACCATCACGAACGGCTGCCCATAGGCGTAGGGCATCGCTACCGGGTCGATTAGAAAGCCTTCGCCGTTCTCAGCGAACACAGACATCGTGTTACGGGAAATGTCGTAGAACTCCCAGATGACCACCCGCTCGTCAGGGGTGTAGTACTCCCGTTCGTCCTCAAACACGTGGTCGTAGCCGGTTAGAACCCGGGCGTCGGCAGACAGAACCCTGCGTGTCGACGGCTTGTACCTTGGATCGCTTCGGGCGTCCTCCAAGGGGCGTACGATTCGTTGAGCAATCCACGACATGTCGTCTTCGCACGTTGCTTCTGGATCAACGAGAATGTCGAACGGGGACACCCGCTCCACGAACGGCTGATCCTCCACGATCTTCATTTCTGATTCAGGAATGTTCGCCGCCAACTCCTCCTCTGACGGCAACTCGCCAGCAAACTCTGGCATCTCCGACGCCGCCTGATCGACCTCCAAGATCGCCCGATCCATCATTTCCTGACGTTCAGCGTCAGCGAGAGTGCGTTCCTGCTCCAAGAACCGCCACCCGACCTTGACCCAGCCGTGGCCGACAATCAGGAAGTCCTTGACCGCAGCCCGGAACGGCCTACGGAAGTCATGGTGGCGCCACTGGTGGTTGATGACCGCTTCCACGAACAACGCCCGGTCACGGTTCTCCTCGTCGTTGGCGTTCACCACGATCTTCGGATGGTTCACCGAAACCGACGGGGCGATGACGTTCACCGTAGAGAACGCCATGTTGACCGAAATCAGATCCTGCATGGCAGACGTCGTTCGGGGCCAATGACGGCCCCGATACAAGTCGATCATGCGCCGCCACGTATCGTTGAACCCCTCCTGCTCATGCCAACGACGCGAAAGTTCGATGCGCCTGTGGTACAGGTCGTGCAGTTCGGTGCGTGTCTTACGAGCCATCAGAAGTATGCCTTATCGGGAAGCCGTTCTATGTTGCGGCCCTGCGAGCGCGCCTCTACTTCGGCCTTGCGGCCTCGTTCTTCCCGGCTCAGATGTCGTTCATCTGGGGGCAACTGGGCACGCAAGCCGCGCCCCGTCGCAACCCTCAACGAGAGCAGTTTCTGCCGCCATTCCCACAACTCATCCAACTCTGCTCTAGGCAGAGTGCCACGGTGCAGTTGGGTGTAGTCGCAGAACTCCTCGTACGTTGCTCCCGGGGCCAGAACGGCCACAGTTATGGGCGCTTGGTATGCGGTGCGACGTTGTGGCCCTTCAGGTCGGGCTGCGGAGATGCAGGCTCAACCTGTCCGGTGATGCCGTGCTGGTTCTTCGGAGTTGAACGTCCTGAAACCTGCCCGTACCCGCCAGTCTGGTTGGCATACTTCGGACTATCAAACCGCTGTCGTGGCGAGTTTGGCTGCGCCGGTTCCCAAATGGGATTGGCCGACACCGAAGATCCGCGCTCCATCTTGTTGTTCTTGCCCGTAGCGCCGTCAATGGTGCGAGTACCACTGGTAAACGAAACGAACTTACCTGCTGCTGACATGCAACCTCTCTCTGTTCGGGCGACAAACCAGTATGGTCTGTCGCTCCTACCTACAAACCGCGGGGTGTCCCACGAACGCTGTGAGAACCAATCCTCAACGGATCCTTAGACTCTCCCTGCCCCACAGCCAGACGCTTCCACCAGTCAATAGTCCAATAATCGTCCACGTATTCGACGTATTCCGGAGCGTGAGCGTACTTCCGCATCTGGTTCGCCAACGCCAACGCCATCACCCGGTCATCAAACGGCGAACCAGACATCGTGCCCCGATCATTGCGGGTAAACGTCCGCAACTCCTGCACCGTGTTCACGTCGTAAAGCGACAACTCGTCATTCCGCAAAGCCATCCCCAGATCGTCAATCATCAAAGGCTTCGACGTTCGGGTGGTACGCCACCCGAACTCCTGAGAAACCTTGTTCGTCGTACGGTTCAAGGAACGCTGCCGGAACATCCGCGGATACCCCAACTGGCGCAGCATCGTTATGGTCGTCAACCCGTGGTTGTTCGACTCCACACAACACAACGCGTCCCGGTACCACAAACCCAGACGCGTCACCTCTACCGCCAGCGCATCCGGTGGAATCCGGCCATGCCAGATGGCGACCTGCTCCCCCGTCCCCACATCCAACACCTGTACGCACGAATAGTCGCCGTGACCCAACCCCTCCGCCGTGTCCACCCCCATCACGTAGGCGTGCATCCCGTCAGGCTCACGCCACACTTCCAAACTCACTTCCGAAACTCCACAACCCGCGGATGCGTCTCATGCAGGTAGCCGCTGGTTCCCGCATAGCAGCGCCCCTCCATCTCCTCCAACACGTCCAGATCGAACACCGGATTACCCGACTTCACGAACGCCTCTTCAGGCGTCGTCGGATACTCCTGAGCCAACTGCCACGAAAGCATCGACTGCTTCTTCGACTCGTACCACGACTCGTCGCGGTCTTCCGTCGCAGACCACGGGAAGAACATGGGCGAGAACTTGTTGTTGGCGGTACTCGCCCCCACCCAAAGATGGTGAAAGAAGTTTCCTGATCCATTCGCCGTCGATAACCCGATGATGCGTCCTCCAACATCCGCCACAGGTTCAATGGATGCCCATGCTTCCTCCGGGTTCGGCAAGAATGCCCATTCGTCAACGACGATCAGGGTAGCGGATTCGCCACGGGCTGGATCCGATGCCGAAGGCATCGACGTGATCTGCGACCCGTTGCCGAAGTACATGCGCTGCTGGTGTTCCACCAGCGACTTCGGACCGCGGGCCACCATCCAGTCCGGCAGGTGTTGAAACCCGTACTTCGATTTACGAAGGAGGAGGACGGATTCGCGTTCGGTTCGGCTGAGGTCGATGATGTTCTGGTCGTCGTGGAAGTACGCCAACCAGAACTGGTGGGCGGCGACGAGCGTCGTCCATCCGATCTGGCGGGCTTTCAACGTCAACGAGTAGCGGTTGTCATCCCAATGGTTCAGGGCGTATTGCTGTGCGTCACGCAGGTTGAACAGGATGCGACCGTGGCCCGGGTGGGCGATGTGCCAGTACTTCTGCAAGAAGTACCGTTCGTCGCGTTGGCATTTGCGCCACTCTGCTTCTTGGCGGAGTTCGCCCAGACGGCTCACGGGGAACGACGTCTTCCATGCAGGTCGATCTGGCGCAAAGCGCGACCACGGGGTGTGTCGTAGAAGGCGTCCACGAGTCTCTTCAACCAGTCCTTCCATCCCGGCAACAACTCCATACTGGCCCTAGCGCCGCCGATGGCGCCTTCCGGCATCCTCCAACCCACAAGACCGCTCAGCATCGCCTCCTTTGCCCCCCTGTCCTTGATGGAGATCCAATCCTCAAATGCTAGACGGGCGTCTTCCGCAGTGGCGGGCCGCGAAGCGGCCAGCGAACCGATCTC